ACACTTTGCCCACTTGTAAGCTCTGATGTCATTCAATCTTACTGTAATTTGTAAACGATTCAAGCTATCTTCTTGAAATTTAAGCGATATGAATTTTTTAGCAACTTTAGTCATCGCAATCCCGTAGCGGCGCGTTGCCTCATCAACTAAGAACCACGCCTCTTCAAGACCGTTCCATATTTTTGACGATCCAAAGACACCAATCGTTTTACCAAACTGCAATACCGATACAGCCGTATTGCCTTCAGCCTGAGCAATCATGTGATTTCGGATATTTTCATGCCCTTCCGTGTCGGGCTGGCTCGATTTAAATCCGTTAAGGTGTTCAGGCATGAAAGGAACGATGACAACCCCTAGCGGTAGCTGACAAACAAGGTTCAGATCAAGAATCTTCACGCAAATACGTCAAAATCAGCAGAGGTTAGCGTCTGTGCGACAAACGTTCTGTTCTGTGCCATCGAGCCTTTACGGGTCATATTGCGGTATTCGCCACCGCCAACGAGTAAATACCCGAATGCGTCACCGACGTGTGAGTGTTCGTTCTTATTTGGTGAATCTTTGAAGCGTTCTTGACCTGCGCCCACTGCGATTCGCTTGAAATGGTAGCCACCGCTAAGGGATTTACGGACTAATTTGCATGACTTGTGGATAAGTAAGCCTGGCTTACCCATCACCATGCGATTCATAGGTGCAGCGGATGCCTCGCGACGAGCCTTAAAGTCGTTAGTGGCGGTGGGTTGCGCCCTAAGACCGAGTGTCCGCAGATACTCGAATGCTGTCGTTTCATAAATGGCATCACGCTGCTGACCGGCGGGGTCGCCCCAAACCAACACTTCGTAGTTCGGAAACTTGGTTTGTAGCTCGGCAAGCAATTCATTGCCGAATCGCTCAAGACCCATATCAAATGTGACAATTTCGTGGAAAACCCGCCATTGCCCTGACGGGTGCCGCTGCCCAAACACGGCGGCTGGTGTCAAACCGAAGTCGAGTCCGACCTGAATTGGTAGGTTCGGATCGGGTTCTATCTCATCAGACGACATCAGCATGTCATCATATTCAGGCCAGACAGGTTTGCCCTCCTGAACGTAGGTGTACCGCCCTTCGGCGTAGCATCGAATCCAATCCAAATTCTTACCCGCTAGCTGTTGCAGGTAGTAGCCTGGTGGCAGATTCTTGTGATTTTCCCCTTTAGGGTTGAGCTTCCACCACTTACCTGCCGCGAAAACGTGATCATTCGCTTCGGGGTCTTCAGGCAATGTTTCATGTGAAACCTCTTTAATCCCGCCAGGCTGTGAATAAAATTTCCACGCATACTTGCCCGTGACAGGTTCCTTTTCGGCTAGACGAAACCACCAATGATCGTCGTCCATCGGGTTGGTATCCATCCAAATACCATGCCAACTAGCGCCACCATCGCGCTTTGCAGGGTAACGGCCTACACGGTGAGTCAAACCATCGATGACCGCTTTGGGTAATTCGCGAGCTTCGTTGACCCACGCTCCCGTTAATTCAAGTGATAACAGTTTTCTGACATCTTTTGGCTGGTCTAATGCCATAAAGATCACTTCACAGTCCACGCCCGCCGCATCGCCCCTTGGCGGCAGCTTGATATGGTGGGTAATCGGGGGAGTCCAGCGCAGCGGGCCAAACGTCGACTCCGGAAAGATGTCCGTCCACGTCTTAATCGTGGTGGTCTTTAATTCTGGATAGCTGTTCCGCACGATAACGAACCGTGAATAACGGATACCGTCACGCGGTGAGGGCTTTTGCTGCAAAGCAACTCGCATCACCCGCAAACACGACACATAAGACTTGCCCGAACCTACTGGCCCCATGATTCCCGTTACAAATGAGTCGTCCTGTAGAAAATCATAGGCGACAGGGCTAGTCGTCAGGTCAACATTGACCCCTGGAAACCCATCACTCATCGACGACCTCGGCCTCTTGATCTATTTGTACTGGGGCTTTGACGTTAAAACCGATAACCGACGGCTTATCCATGTTCTGCTCTGGCTCCATCAGACCGGCCGCCTTCGCTAGAGTCCGTAAAGTCTGCACTTTGTCGTGTAATTCAACCGTTACGGTGGATGCGCCATCCTTGCTGATGGTGGATGTCACCTTCTTAATCGCTCGATGGGCATATTCGGGTATATCTTTAGCCGCTTTCAGGCGAACATTGCCGTATTCGTCCCAATCCATGATGTCGCGCACCGAGGTGGTCGCCATACACAACATCTCAGTCGCAATCGCCTCTCGATTCTGCTTAATCGTACTGCTCTTGCTGAGCTGCTTTACCTTGGGTGCGGAACCACCATAACCATCTAAACTTGGTATCACTTTCTTGTTAGCCATATCTAACACCATATAACACTTGACGGTAAGTCTAGCAATAGTAAACTCAACATCAAAGGTCAATTCTGCAAGGCGACCGAAGGCTGAATATAAGCCAAGATACTCCAGTCGCCCTACCAGTCTGGGATAAACGTTTGACGACGATAATTCTTGCAGAAGCCTCTAACGGGTTGACCAGCCGAACAGAGTCCGATCCTGACGTAGGCTGAATCAATAGTCGCAGCAATGCCCTAACCGTTAAAAAGGCCAGAACCATTCAATATCCTCAATTCTGGGGAGTTAGCCTATTGCCAAAAATATATCAGTCGCGAAGTAAATTACCCGATCAAGGTTTTTCTGAAAAATTTTGAGTGAGGGGGATACGCATAAGGGCGAGACCCCCACCCCCAAAGGGTCGATTAGCGTCGCAGCATGATATTAGGGCTTGCGGGTGGCGCGTTTTTACTTTCAATAAGAAGGGTAGCCGCCTTTTGAAATTCATTAAGAGTATAGGCGGCGGATATCTTGGCCCATGTTTCTTTTTGGTAAGGAAGATCAACGCCAAACTTAGAGAGCATGAGTTTCCGCCACACTTGATAAAGACTAGTTGGTTTAGCTCGATCACTTCCACTTGATTGATTTGCCCCGGTCAGCTCAAGTTTTTCTTTCTCAATGCTTTTTCTATCGTTAACCAGGGTTTGATAGTCTTGGTTAATTAATTGCTCTTGGCTATCATCCGGCGGGTTATTTAAGTCATAAACTATTGCTCTAGGTTTAGCGGATTTTCCGACGGTATAACTATTGTTGACCGTCTTTAAATATCCCTTTTCGGTTAACCAGCGCACATGAGCTTGCATGGTTGCCTTGTTGATTCCCATGTCTTCTGCGAGTCGCTCGATGGAAGGCCAAAGCGTCCCTTTATGGTTGGCGTATGAGCAGCAAGCTAATAAAGCCCTCATTCGTTGGATAGTAAAGCCTTTATCCTTTAGTGCTCTGTAAGGTACGACAATGAATGTCCGTTGGTCCTCTGTAATGGGTTTAAATTGATCCGACGTAAATGGTTCAAGCATAAAAAAGCCCTCGTAATTGAGGGCTTAAGATTAAATCAAAAAGCTAAATAGAACCAAATCGGAATACTAAAATAGAACACTAGCCCCAAAAGAGCTAGATAATTCATTGCAGTAAAGCCTCCAATCCCAATAAAGCTATCCAACAGCCGAGAAAGGCAATGCCCGTTAATGCTTCTTTAATCATTAGATCGCCTCCTCTATCCTTGCCATAGCTTCGCAGATTACTTGCCATTCTTCTTCATCTTCAACTTTTCGCGCAAGCTCTAAGCTTCTGTATTCTTCAAGCTTCAGCCAAATAGTTTCTATTGCATCCTGAGTGAGCAAATCATTCAGGGTTTGTTTTTGTTCAGGTGTCATGCTATCTCGTACTCCGATTTAGTGAAGACAAAAACCATTCCATCTTTAGTGTGACCGCCAACCATAGGCGAAAACCATTCCATCTTATGCTTTAGCTCTAGTGCTACCCTTGCAGCTTGTTGACTAAACTCTAAAGAGTAATCCCTAGCTTCAGTTAAAGAATGACCTCCGGTTGTTGTTGCCTTAACTCTTGCGCCTTTTGTGGTGGTGGCGTTTAAGTATTTAACACTAATTGTTTGCATGATTAGTCCTCCAAATCTTCTAAAAACTCACCTTGAACCACGAAGCGCATATTCCACGCCTTGAGATATTCAATCTCGTAGAAGTTCAATTTGCGTTTGACCTGATTGCCTTCTGCGTCCACGTTATAAAACGTGATCCCTTCAGGCTCCCATAACTCATCAATGCTTAGATTGTTTGGCAAGTTCTGAACCTTTAGCCACGCTTGAAGTTCTTCATTCATTGCTTCACTGAATTGCTGATAGTTCATTAGATAGACTCCTTCATAACGGCTTTGAACTCTTCCCATGTTAAACACTGCTGAGTTTCTTCTAGCCACTGCCCATCTTTCATGTAAGCGCAAATATGGATTTCATTTTGATGAGGTTCTGCAAGCTCCCAATAAACTAAATGGTCAGCGCCAACGGTAATTAATAAATACATAGAGCCGTCAGGTAATAAATCTTTAGACCACGCTTCACAACCGCCGCCCGTAGAAATATCAGTAAAGCCATGCTTTCCCATCAAGGCAATTAATTGCTCATTAATAAGTTCAAGCTCTGCTCTGTCGGGATCAAGCTCTTCGTTATCAGTCTCTAGACCTTCACGCATTGCAGCCGCGAAGCGTTTAGCGGTTTCCGGATCATCAATAAATTGGCGTAGCGCCTTTTTAATCTGTTCTTCTGAATAGTTCATTTTCTTAATTTCCTATAGTTGTGTCGTATTGACACTTTATATATTAAGAAATGATTTAAAGTTTTACAATAGTTTTTTAATTTAAATATCTTTCCCTATATAAGGTAGCGAAGCCCTCGGGCGAAAGCTCAGCGCAATAATCCAATTCTTGGCTCACCAGCAAGCCGCGAGAAATTAAGTTTAGCGGTACAACTACTTTCCATTTTTGATTATCTAGCCGATACCACAAGACCGGCTTTAAATTATTTTCTTTCGCTTGATCGAGCGTTTGCCGCCACCAAGCATTCAACAGCGGTTTTTTCGCTCGTTTTACTTCCAAGGCCCAACCATCTAACCCGCTGAGGTCGAACCCGCCACAGCGCCATTGGTCTAAATTCCTTTCGCATTTGATTCCAAGCAAATCAAATATAATCTTGGCGACTTCCCTCTCCCCTGCTGCTCCCTTGTTTCGACTATTGATCGGCATCACCAGCCCCCATTGGATTAGGCCAAAGGTCAGGTCGCATCATCTGAGGGGTTAAAACTAACCCGCTCTGCATTGCAGCCTTGCAAATCGAAGCAACATATTCCGCTGGCACAAGCTTATCGCTCGACTTCCACCCGTTAATGGTAGCTCGACTGACCCCGCATGCCCTGGCTAACTCAGCCTGTGAAGGAAACAGCTCCAATACTTTCTGTCTTGTCAGCATCATTGCTCCCAAATCAGCTCATAAACTAGCTCAGGATGCTCATCTTGCAGTTTGTAGATGTCGTTCTCATCTAACGGGTGCCCAGAATCAGCCCAAATAGCCCCAGAAATGAACGCATCCGCGTAGTCTGGCGCATCATTGTGGTCTACCCCATCAATTTCAATTTCAATCACTTCCCTGCCGCGTAATTTGATCATTTCGATACCCTCTGACGGTTCATTTCGTCTAACAATCGTTGCAAACCTTCTTCGCCACGTTTTTTCTTGATGGCATCCTTTCGTGTATTCCACCATGCGTACCCCTTTTCTCTGACTAACTGAATCCAAAACCTCGCCTCACACTCCAGCATGTACTGCGCCGAGTCGGTCAAAGATTGAATCGTCTTCTCGTTCTTCATTCTTGCTCCACTGTCTACCAGGTTCAGGCCAAGGCATAGCTCCCATTGAGGGTGATGGAACCCATTGCTGGCTCTCTTCATGGAACCAGAAACCCCACGTCCCTTCAAACTCGCCATGCCGATGCTTAGCCACTCGAATAAATCCGGTCGGTTCGCTTTCATCTATTTCCCCCAAGGTCTTGCGATGAACCACAAGCAGGTTATCCGCTAAATCCACGATCGCTCCCGAACCTTTAACGGAAAACTTATCCGGTACAGCCTTCTCGTCTGGCTGCTTCCGCATGTGCAGTATCAGGTGGATATGTACATGCTCATCTTTAGCTATCTGACTGAGTTTATTAACAAATTCCTGCTGAGCTGTGTAGTCATCAGGGCCAACACCCTTGATCTTGACTAGCGAATCCACGAAGAAATGCTTAACACCTAGCTCACAAGCAGCGTAATGAATCATGCCAAACAGGTTATCTTGCTCAGCATCACCAACCTGGTTGTAAATAAATACCCGACCATCCAACTGCTCCGCAATGGCAGTGGCATACTCAACACTTGGGTTACTCACACCACCGGCTTGTCGGATCATCCGAGCTAACGTGGCTTCGGGTAGCATCTCCATCGAGGCAATGACCACAGGCTGCTCCAACCA